GCTTCCGCTTTAATACAGCTTGGTGTAGGAGATTCTTCCGCTACATTTGATACAAGTCAAAAGTTATTAGAATCCACACTAATAGGTGTTAATGAAACCATGAGTTTTTCTCCTGTTGTTTGTGGAGCATCGGATTATATAATTGGCAGATCCACTATAGCTAATGTAAACATGGTAATGATGGGGCATGACGAATAATGGCTGGCTTAACCACAAGTATAGTAACAAGTAAAAATCGAGCTAAGCCTCTTTGGCCTAGACCAAGTAACGAGCTGACTCCTTTTTACAATAATAATTCGTATAACGATGGGGCTATGATGGCACCGCCTTTTGCAAATGCAGACAATGCAAGGCAGGGATTCTATTTAAGTATGACAAATCCCAGTGCGTCTATATGGTATTATGATGAAGATGGCGGTATCCCCTCTGACGGTGTTTGGCCTAGTGGAATGAGTCCAAGCGAGGCTTCAGCAAACGCAGACTATTGGTTAGCGGTGTTTATGGATTCCACAGACAACGCTCTTTATATGGCAACTCTCGATGTAGGAACTACTCCCGACACTCTATATTTTTCCAAGGTGGACAAAGCGGGTTCTGTAACTGCGATTGGATCTGGAGTTCAGCTTGGAAATGACTCTATGAGTTACTCTAACAATTATTGGGTTTCTAATTACACAGGAGCAATGTATAGGACAGGAGGAGATGGCTCTGGAAATTTTGTTATTCCTTTTGCAAAAACAGCGGGAGGAAATGCGGCAGCTGGCGTTCCAACTAGAGGTGTAAAGATTGAAATTAATGCTAGTAATGGCAGTCTAAGTTACAGTAGTTTGTTTGGTACAAATATGGCGGGCTATAACGCTGTAGCTATAATGGGAGCCATAGGCCCAACAGCAAATAATATTTATGGTGGACCATTTGCAGGCACCACTCCTAGTAATACGCTGGGCAATCCTTGGAACGGAGTTATAGCCAATCTTAGCACAGGACGACGTATTGATAGGGCTATATTTGATCCTGAGTTCGGAATGAATGCTACAAGTACAATTAAATGTGTGCGTTGGAGAAGCCATTATATTTTTTCTGCTTATTCAGCTAAAACTGGACCACAAGTTTACTCAGAAACGGACATGCACAATTATATAGACGAAATGGCGGTGTATTATGGAATTTTATAAATACGAAGAAAGTGGAAGATGGCCAGGAATACTAGTATTCCCTGCCTCTGTATTTTTAAATCTTTTAACAGAGACAGAAATGTGTGCGTTTTTTCGAAGCGACACACAGATAATTAAAGATACAGTATTATTAATGACCAATAGAGACTGGGTAGTAGATGTTAGTAGTACTCGATTTAATGATGTTATGACTGCTTGTGTTTCTGAAGGGATTTTTACATCTGATAGAGTGGATGAATTTAAGCGTGGTATTATAGAAATCACCGAAGTAGAGCATTTAGTCGGAGCATAATATATGTCAACATCACCAGTAATTGGAACAGTCTCGTCAATAACATTAAATGCAAGCAGTAGTAATGTAACTGAGTTTGTGTCTACTTCTAATCAGACTACATACTCGATTACATATACTCCAAACTCCATACTTGTATTTTTAAACGGAATATTACTAGACAATGGAGTGGACTATACAGCGACAAACGGTACTTCGATAGTTTTAACAAACGGAGCAGCAGCAGATGATGTTCTTACAGTAGATAAAGGAGATTATACTTTTACTGCTACAACCTTAGCAGCTCCCGCATCAGTAGACGATGCCACAGCACTGGCAATCGCATTGGGATAAATTATGGCAAATACATTTAAAAACGCTTTTGCAGCAAGTGTAAATCACGCAGCTTATGTTGATTTATATACTTGTCCTTCAGCGACTACTACAGTAATTCTTGGACTTGCATTGTGTAACAAAACAGCAAATGCTGTAGATGCTACTGTGCAAATACAGGATACCTCAGATTCGAACAATGACTTTCAAGTTTTGGATACCGTAAGTATACCGCCAAGAACAACACTCGAAGTGTTGGCGGGACAAAAGTACATACTTGAAACGACGGATGTTTTACGAGTGAAGTCGGGAACAGCGTCTGCACTTGATGCAATACTTGGAATTATGGAGATAACCTAATGGCTTTGACGAAGCTAAATACCTATAGCTTACCAGATAATGCTGTTACCTCAGCAAAAATTGGGACGAACGTAATTATAGCAGAGGATTTAGCAGCAAATTCGGTCACAGTTTCAGAAATAACAGATGATGCAGTAACTCAAGCAAAAGTTGCAGATCAAGCTATAGATGAAGCTAGGATGCAAATTAGTAATGCAGGCACTAACGGTCAGTTTCTGCAAAAGCAAAGCGGTAATACTGGTGGCTTAACTTGGGCAGACGCGAAACAATGGACTGCAACCACTGAAGGATTAGTAACCACAACAAGTGGACAAAATAATATAGATTTTACAATTCCAGCTGACGTAAACCAGATAAAAGTGGTATTTTATAGTTTGTCTCAAGTAAGCTCAGAGTTGTTTAAAATAAAAGTAGGAAATGCAAGTGGAACCATTAAGGGCTCAGGGTACTACGGTAATACTTCAACTTATTGGTATCATGGTGGCGGAAACACTCTTGCGGAGAATAACGATGGTATTCAGTTGAATGGCTGGACCGCAGCAGGAAACTATTGGTATGGCTCATTAAATATGGAGAGTATCGGTATGGATGGCAGAAGATGGAGCTATTTTATGGCTCCATATAATGACACATATGGCGAATATTTTATAATGTGCAATGGTCGCATCGCGTTAGATTCAGGAGAACAAATAAGAAAAATAAGATTTACAACTGACAGCGGCAATGGGTATGACTCGGGTTGCCACATAAAAGTCTACACAGCAAAGTTTTAGGAATAATTAAATGCCATTTTTAGGAAAACAACCAGCAGACGCAAATCATAATGTATTGCTAGATGCAATTACTACTTCGGCTACCGCTACCTATAATTTGACAAAGGATAGTACGGCTTATGTACCAGGAAGTGCACAATCTTTGATGGTTTCTTTAAACGGTGTAACACAAGCACCTATAGCCGCATATACAGTAAGCGGCTCAACAATAGTTTTTGCAAGCGCACTTACAAGTAATGACGTAATTGACTATATCATAGCTTTTACAGGGCCAAAACTACAAGCTGATATTGATGCAGGCACTGTAGGTACTTCAGCACTAATTGATGATGCAGTTACAACAGCAAAGATAGCTGATGACGCTGTAACAGCCGCAAAAATTGCTGATGCTGTTCAGTTGGGAGCATATACTGGTTGGTCTGTAAAAACAGGGACATATACTGCAGCAAGTAAAGATCAGCTCATAGCAAACAGTGGAAGTGCTTTTACAATTACTCTTCCTGCAAGTCCCAGTGCAGGAGATACAGTTGTAATAAAGAATGTAGGTGCAGGAACAGTAACAATCGGGCGAAATAGCTCAAATATAGAAGGATCAGCACAGGATGGTACTCTTGCGGCTACAAAAGCAATGCAAGTTGTTTATGTAGACGGTACTTTAGGATGGAAGGAGATTTAAATGCCATATGTATTCGGTGGGTCAGGCGGCGGTAAGTCTGTTTTACAAACGATAAGTTTTATAAACAGCACTACTTGGTCACCTGCTCAAGATATGAACGCAAAAATTTATGTGATAGGCGGGGGTGGATCAGGAGGATACGCTGTATACAATGCGACTGGTGGAGGCGCAGGAGGCTGTGCAGTCACTATTGCTGATTTAGATGCAAGTACAACTTATACAATTACGATTGGGGCACCTGGGGCTGCTGTAGCAGGGCAATCGACTGGAGTAAATGGTAATGCTGGGGGTGCTTCTTCTTTTGCAGGTTCTGGAATTAGCACAATGACAGGAAGCGGAGGAGGCGGAGGACAATATGATACTACAGCAAATGGTACCAGTACGGAAGTAGGAGGTACTGGAGGTGCTGCAAGCGGTGGAACTTATGGGAACTTTACTGGAGGCGCAGGTGGAGCAATTGGTACAGGTGGTTCTGCAGCTAACTATCGTGCAACTGGTGGTGGTGCTGTAGGTCTTTGGGCGACAGGAACCGCTGCACCCGCAGTAGTAGGAAGTACAAACAACCCTACGGCTGGATTTTTTCAAAACAGTGGTGGATATAGTATGGCAGGAGCATCAGGAGCAAGTGTAGGCGGTACTTATTTAAACTTTATTATGGACTCTGCTGATAGCACTTATTCTGACCTACTCAGACAACCAGCAGGAGGTTTGATAAGTCTTTCAGGAATGGGTGGAGGTACTCATGTGGAAACTGCTACATATGAGTTTGACTATGATAACGATTCTAGTCAAGGATCTTTACCAATGGGCGTAGGAGGTCCACCAGTTTATAATAATGGAAACATAAGTGTTACAAGTATACAGGCAGGAATTTTTGCAGGAGGAGGCCCAAGTCTCAGTAATTCATCTGGTAGTTACTGGGGGTGTGCTGGTGTTGGAGGACTTGGTGGAGGTGGTGGAGCCTCGCTAGGAATGGCAACTTCAAGTGACTATTGGAATATTGCAGGCCAGGGCGGCGGTGGCTGTGTTCTTATCGAAGTTTTGGAGTATAAATAATGACAATTAAAGTCACAAAAGACGGAGTAAGTAATTTTATTGTAGCTGATATGGAATTTGCAGAAAAAGCTTATCCAAAAAGTGAAGGCTACGATTGTGAGTTAGTTGTGAGAAACCGAGTTATAACTGACGCAAGTAAAGCAAGAGATGCAAGAATCTGGCGAAATAACGAGTTAAGAGGAACTGATAAAATGGCACAGATTCCTGATTTTCCCGATAGAGACAAGTATCTCGCATACCGTACAAAACTCAGAGATTGGCCTAGCACTTCTGATTTTCCAGACACTAAGCCAACATTATAGGAATAAAATATGCCTTTTATAGGAGAACAACCAGCAGAGAGAGCAACATTAGGAGTCGTGACACGAGCAGGCACAGTGACGGTTGAATTATCTGTGCCTGGCACTATAGTGGTCACAACTCGTTCAGGCACAGTAAATGTAGGAGTAACATAATGGCAGATAGATTTCCACTGGTAGTGGATTCATCAAATAACAACATAAAAGAAATTCCTTCGGGGGATAATCTTGATATTACTGGCTGTGGAATTATAACATCCTCAGGAAACGGTAATATAGGGCTTACTCCCCACGGCAGTGGAGTTGTTCGTATTGATGGCACAAACGGGATAGATATCGAGTCAGGCTCAATTGCAATTAAAAATAGTGGCGCTGTATCAAATATTAAACTGTACTGTGAGTCAAGCAATGCTCACTATGTTCAGTTACAATCGCCCGCACACAGTGCGTACAGTGGAAACGTTACTCTCACACTACCTTCTGCAACTGGTAAGATATTAGGAGCAGATGCGAATAATGTTACAACATTGCCAGGAGGTACTGTAGGTAACTCTACAGCGATAACATCTTCATCAAATGCGGCAACTATAAACTTGCGGCTTGGGGACAGTTTTACACATACGTTATCCGAAAATGTAACATATACATTTTCAAATCCTCCCGCATCAGGAAAGCTCGCAGTTTTTATACTTAAAGTAGTACAGGATAGTAGCGCAAGAACAATTACATGGCCAGGAACAGTTGACTGGGCAGGTGGAACAGCCCCAACTCTTTCAACAGGAAGTGCAGATGTGGATATATTTGTATTTTTAACTGTAGATGGTGGATCAAACTATTATGGAATTACAGTAGGACAGGACTTAGGATAATGACAGTAAGAGTACTTGCAGGCGGTGGCGGTGGAGAAGAAACCGATGATGACTTTAACTTAGTCGGAGCTCTGATTCATGCCAACGGTTCCAATGCAGGAGAAAATAAAACTTATATTGATAGCTCGGACGAGAATCATACAGTTGGTTCCGCTTCTAACAATCAGTATCAAGGAACCTTTAGCCCGTTTAGTTGCGAAGAAGGAAAATGGTCTGTTGAGTTCGTTGATAACGGAGACGAAATACTTATTCCATCTTCATCAGACTTTGGAATGGGACAAGGGGACTTTACTTGGGAAGCATGGATTTATGTAACCACTTTAGCTGGAAACTGGAAGCAACTATTCTCAACCGATAATTATTCAAGTGGAAATAATGTTAGTTGTTGGCTTACAACAGATGGGATGCTCGCTTGGTATAACGGTACACCTTCCCAAAATCTTACGGGGGATACTGCGCTGACAACGTGTACTTGGAATCATGTTGCTTATGTTCGTGCAAGCGGAACATTAAAAATATATCTTAATGGACATGAAGTTGCCAGTGGAAGTGTGGGAAATGATTTTCCAACAGACGGACTAATAATAGGAAACCACTCTGGTTCATACCCTTTCAAAGGCTATATGTCTAATTTTAGAATTGTAAAAGGTACTGCTGTATATACAAGCGATTTTACTGTCCCTACAGAGCCTTTAACAGCTATTACGAATACAAAACTTCTATGTCTTTGTAGCAATCATTTTAAAGATAAAAGTACGTCTGCTCATACGCTTAATACAGGAACAAACTCTCCCTATGGCCATTCATATCTTCCAAAAGTAAGAGCTTTTTCTCCTTTTGCTAGATCAGCAGCGTACGACCCAGCAGTTCATGGAGGTTCGATGTGGGTTACACACGACTCTCATGTCCATGTCTCTGATGCTACTGATTTTGACTTTGGTACTGCTGATTATTGTATTGAAGCCTGGGTCTACCCTACATCAACTTTAAATACTAGCTGGGCGATGGTTTTTGGAACCGTAGGTGCAAATCAATACTGGGCTTGGACAGACGGTGGTGGAAACGAGTCCATAGCAGGATTTTCAACTTATCCTTCTAATGGGTATTCTGGCAGCTTTAGTCATATGCCAAAAAGATATACTTGGAATCATTGTGTTTGGCAAGTAACAGGAGGGTATGAGAACTGGTATTTAAATGGCACAAGAATTTACAATGCACAGAATAATCCAAATTTTAGTTCTAATACTACAGGCATGTATGTTGGTCGAACTCATAATTATGGAACTACTTACGGCTATGAAGGCTATATATCGGATGTAAGAATTACTACGGGAAATGGTTATAATCCTTATTCTAATGCATCGACTCTTACAGTACCAACTGCTCCGCTTACAAAAACAAACTATACAAAACTTTTACTGAATTTTACAAATGCAAAAATAATTGATAGTACAGGCCATACAAATTTTGAAACTATAGGAGATACTCAATTAGATACTTCAGTTAAAAAGTTTGGTACAGCAAGTATGGAGTTTGATGGAACAGTAGATCGTCTAAGAACTCCAAATACATCCACAGTTGACGGTTTCGGAGCCAGACTAGGGACAGGTGATTTTACGGTTGAGTGTTTTGTTTATTTAGACGTTGTTGAATACACAGGTATATGGCAATTTGACACAGATTCTTTAAGTGGATATGGATATATTGGCCCCGTGCTAGAAGTTACGCCAACGGGATCAGGTAGTGCTCTTGTATGGTCAACAATGACTCAACATGGTGGTAACTCGCGTAAATCTAGTGCAGTAACGCCTTCTGCAAGCACTTGGTACCACACCGCTGTTGTCAGAACTAATGGAACTATTAAGGTGTTTGTAGACGGTACCCAAATCATCAGTGATTTTACAGATACTTCAGATTACAGTAATAGAGATACTTTGACTATAGGCGGATTTTACAGTACATCTTACTTAATGAATGGATACATAGATGAATTTCGGATTACTAATAAAGCTCGTTACACTAGCAATTTCACAGCCCCAACAAAAGAATTCCCGAATAAATAGGAGATAAAAATGCAAATAGCAATAATAAAAGACAATGCCGTAGAAACTATGGGAGAACATAAAGAATTGTTTCCAAATGTTGGGTTTCCTGGTGGTCAACCAACAGATAGTTGGATGTCAGAAAATTCTGTAATGCCGCTCATTAAGTATCATTCTTATGATATATTAACTGAAAAGCTTGTAGACGTTGATCCTTACATAGAAAGCGGAGTAGTATATCTTACAAAAGTCGAAGCTTTGACAGATAGTGAAAAAGCCGCAGCAGAAAAAGAAAAGACTGATAGGTCTGCAGAAGCAAGTAGAGCAGAACGAAATCGACGTTTGGTAGAAACTGATTGGATGGCAAATAGTGATGTAACAATGTCCGATGCGTGGAAAACATATAGACAAGCACTTCGAGATATTACTGCTCATTCTAATTGGCCTAATTTAAGAATGCCAGGCCCACTAGGTGGGGAGGACGACTGGCCAGTTAAGCCTTCGTAGGAGAGATAGATGGCATTTTCAAAAGCACGTAGACTAGCGAATGTAATGAGTACAAGTGCAGGAATACCTACCGCTTCTATTCAGGACGACGCTATTACATCTGCAAAAATAAATGATGATGCAGTCGTAGCGGCAGCGATAGCAGATAACTCCGTAGATATTGCACGTTTAAATGTATCTGACGGTTCAAACGGGCAGTTTTTGAAAACAAATGGTTCAGGCACCCTGTCTTTCGCCACAATAACTGCGGATACTGGAAGACCCTACACAGACTGGGCAATAAAAACAGGAACATATACCGCAGTAGACAAGGATCAACTTATAGCAAACAGTGGAAGCGCTTTTACTATCACACTTCCAGCAGGAACAGCAGGAAACACAGTAGTTATATGTAATGCAGGAGCAGGAGCTGTGACAGTGGGAAGAAACGGAAGTCAAAAAATAAATTCAGCTGCAGAGGACGGTACCTTAGCACA